TTGCCTTCAACACGTAAGTTGCCCAATATCAATACATCTCTAGATACAGTGACATTACTAAACAAGGCATTGCCGTTATATGCCTGTAGATATGCAGCTACATTTGTATTGCCATAGGTGCTGGCAGGAGCAGACCATATCAGATTGGCTACATTTCCAACTGCGCTCCATGATCCAAAGTTTTTAACTGATAATACATCACCTGCATTGGGGGTATCAGATGGCAATGACAGCACATAGCTGTTGGCCATGGCCGTGTTGGCTCTGATGCTGATATTGGCATTATTATCCAGTGCTCCACCAGCTAATGTGATGTTGCCCGACACTTGGTAAATCACGTCCCGTTGTGATCCCAAATACAGTGCTCGAGAGTTAATGTTGCCCTGTGTGGTGATATTGCCTGTGCCCACAGACACAGTAAGATTAGCATTGCTGGCTAGATAATTGGCTACGTTGGCATTTGAGTAACTTGAAGTTACTATGCCAGTCAGCAGTGCGCCATTACCAATAAAGTAGTTGCCAGAGATATTACCTTGTGTGGTGATGTTGCCTGTGCCTACCGAAACAGTGACATTGGCATTACTGGCAAGATAAGTGGCTACATTTGCATTGCCATATCCCACAGGTACTTGTGTGCCATTGGCATAATAGATAGCAGTATTGTTGCCGGGCAGTATAAAGTTACCTGTGTTGTCAAAGGTCCAGGTATAACTGTCAGATGCTAATGTAACATTGTTGCCCGAACCAACGAAGTTATTGGCTGTGACATTACCCGAAGTTACTAGACTATTGGTAGTGTTGACATTGCCTACGAACCAGTTACCAATAACATTACCAGTAGCGATTACGTTGCCCGCAGTAATGTTACCTGTATAAGTGGGCAGATAATTTGCTACATCTGCATTACTGTAAGTTCCACCTAGACTAACTGTGGTGCCGTTGGCGTATGTGACGCCAAATGTATTGCCTGGAAGTACCAAGTTACCAGTGTTGTTAAATGTCCAGATGTAACTGCTGGAAATAATACGAGTATTAACATTAGAACCTATGAAACCATTGGCAGTAACATTACCAGTAGCGGTAATATTTCCTGCGCTGATATTGCCAGTATAGGTAGGCAAGTAGTTGGCTACATTGGCATTGCTGTAACTGGAGGTTACCACGCCTGTCAACAGTGCGCCATTACCTATAAAGTAATTGCCTGTGATGTTGCCCTGTGTGGTGATATTGCCTGTACCAACTGATATTGTTAGATTGGCATTACTGGCTAGATAATTGGCCACAATCGAATTGCTGTATGAACCGCCCAAAGATATTTGTGTGCCATTGGCGTAGTTTACAGCAAATGTATTACCTGGTAAAGTAAGATTACCTGCGTTATCAAATATCCAGGAGTAACTGTCTGATTCTAATGTTACATTACTTCCAGAACCTAAAAAGTTGTTGGCTGTGACATTACCGGATGTAACTAGACTGTTAGTAGTGTTGATATTACCTACAAACCAATTGCCTGAAACATTTCCTGTAGCAGATACATTACCAGAGACATTCAGCACATTGGCGATATTAGCGCCATGACTTAACGACATGACGTTACTGGTGCTGTTATAGAAGAACGTGATGTTGCCACCAGCTGTTCTGTTGCCTATCTGTAGGCCAGCGCCATTGAGATCGGTCATGGTTGCCGAAGCATTGGCTGCTACGATGATATCTTTGTCTTCGACTATGAGATCTGATACGTTGATATAAGTGGTATTACCTTCAACACGAAGATTGCCCAGAACAACAGCATCTTGCGATACTGTGATGTTGCTGAACAGTGCGTCCGGAGATATTGGCAGCAGTAGTTATGTTGGCAGTGGTTAATATAGTGACTGCTGAATTGCTGGCCAAATAAGTTGCGACGTTGGCATTACCATAACCTACTGGAACTTGTGTGCCGTTGGCATAATATATGGCTGTGGAATTGGCCGGCAGTGTTAGATTGCCAGTGCTGTCAAAACGCCAGGTATATGACCCAGCTTTGAGATCTACATTGTCTCCAGAACCAATCAAATTACCAACAGCTAAATTGCCCTGTGTTGTTATATTACCTGTGCCGATAGCCAATGTCACATTGGCGTTGCTGGCTAGATAAGCTGCTACGTTGCTGTTGCCGTATGTGGCTGGCAATCCGGTTAATAATGCACCATTGCCCAGTATGTAAGCACCCTGTACATTGCCAGTGGCTGTGACATTGCCTGCTGCGATGTTGCCTGTGTATGTAGGCAAGTAGTTGGCCACATTGGCGTTGGAGTAACTGGATGTTACAACACCTGTGAGTAATGCGCCATTACCAATAAAGTAATTGCCAGTGATGTTGCCTTGACTTAGGATAGTTAGATTAGCATTACTGCCCAGGTATGCGGCCACGCTGGCATTGCCATAGCCCACGGGAACTGTTGCACCATTGGCATAATTGATAGCCGATGTATTGGCAGGCAGTGTAAGATTGCCAGCATTGTCAAATCTCCAGGTGTAAGCACCGGCTTTGATGTCTACATTATCACCAGTACCAACTAAATTACCTACTGAGATATTACCAGAAAAGATTGTGGAATCAGCATTGGCAGTGATTTCCTGTGCACCAATATAGATAGTGCTGTTGTTGAGATATAAGTCGTTCCAACGATTGCTGTTGCTACCCAAGTCGTAAGTGACATTGGCGCTGGGGATTATATTACCATCGAAGTTGCCTAGGTATGCTTTGACGTTGGTATTGCTGTAAGATCCAGCCAATGCTACCTGTGTGCCGTTGGCATAGTTTACAGCAAATGAGTTGCCCGGAAGGACTAAGTTGCCCGAACCGTTGAAAGTCCAAGTATAGGATCCACCTACGATTTCTACATTGGTGCCTGATCCTACTAAATTACCAGTGTTGACATTACCTGTGGCAGTGATATTACCAGCGACATTCAGCACGTTGGCGATGTTAGCACCGTGGCTTAATGTCATGACATTGCTGGTGCTGTTGTAGAAGAATGTGATGTTGCCACCAGCTGATCTGTTACCTATCTGCAGACCTGCTCCGTTGAGATCGGTCATGGTAGCATTGGCGTTGGCCGCTACTATGATATCCTTGTCTTCTACGATTAGATCTGATACATTGATATATGTGGTGTTACCTTCTACACGAAGATTGCCCAATATCACAGCATCTCGTGACACAGTGATGTTGCTGAACAAGGCATTGCCGTTATAGGTAGGCAAGTAATTGGCTACATCGGCGTTGCTGTAAGTTCCGCCTAGACTTACTGCTGTTCCATTGGCGTAATTAACTGCAAAAGTATTGCTGGGCAGTGTGACATTGCCAGCGTTATCAAATAACCAAGTGTAATTGCCGGCTACCAAACCAACATTGGGATCTGATCCTATAAAGTTGTTGGCTGTAATATTACCCGAAGTTACCAAACTATTGGTAGTGTTGATATTACCCACGAACCAGTTGGCTGTGACATTACCTGTGACTGCGATATTACCTGCTGTGATGTTGCCTGAGTAAGTGGGCAGGTAATTGGCAACATTGGCATTTGAGTAACTGCTGGTTACTACACCTGTCAATAATGCGCCGTTACCTATAAAGTAATTGCCAGAGATATTGCCCTGGGTAGTGATATTACTAACACCAACAGTGATAGTAACATTGGCGTTGCTGGCCAAATAATTGGCTACATCTGCATTACTGTATGATCCACCAAGGCTTACTTGTACACCATTTGCATAGTTGACTGCAAAAGTATTGCTAGGCAATACCAAATTGCCAGCATCATTGAATGCCCATGTATAACTACCGGCTATGAGATTTACATTGGGATCTGATCCAATAAAGTTGTTGGCTGTGACATTGCCTGATGTGACCAAGCTATTGGTAGTGTTTATGTTGCCAACGAACCAGTTGGCAGTGACATTGCCCGTGACCGCAACGTTACCTGCTGTGATGTTGCCTGAGTAAGTGGGCAGGTAATTGGCAACATTGGCGTTGGAGTAACTGGATGTGACTATGCCTGTGAGTAATGCTCCGTTACCAATAAAGTAGTTTCCGGAGACGTTGCCTGAGACATTCAACACATTGGCGATATTGGCGCCATGGCTAAGTGCCATGACGTTGCTGGTGCTGTCATAGAAGAAGGTGATGTTGCCACCGGCTGTTCTGTTACCTATCGGCATTGGCAGCCACTATGATATCTTTGTCTTCTATCACAAGATCAGTGACATTGATATAGGTGGTATTACCCTCAACGCGAAGATTGCCTAAAATTACAGCATCTTGTGATACAGTGACATTGCTGAATAGCGCATTACCGTTGTAGGTAGCCAAGTAGTTGGCCACATTGGCATTGGAATAGTTTGTTGTGATACCAGTTAGTAAGGCGCCATTGCCCAAGAAATAGTTGGCGCTGACAGCATTGCCTGCTTGTATATTTCCAGGTGCTGTTAAGTTTCCTGTGTTGTCAAAAATCCACTCGTGATCGTCGGGCCCAGAACTGATCAGCACATTGCCCAGACCATGATTGGTCAACTCGGCTGCTACACTATTGGCATTGCCATCATTGGGTATGGTAACGTAACTTAATGTATTACCACCAATGGTAATGGGTCTGTCTGTGACCACCATGGCCACTGCTGCTGGACTGGTGCTGCGGAAATCTATATTGCTGACCAGTCCTTGATAATTGGGCAGATAGTTGGCTACGTTGGCGTTGCTGTATCCACCAGCAATACCAGTTAAGAAAGCACCGTTACCTAAAAAGTAACTGGCGGAGACGTTGCTAGAAAAGTTGCCACCTGTGCCTGATACATTGGACAAGGCAATGATTTCGTTGGCTTCTACAAATGTATCTACAGTGACATTACCAATGGCATCGATAGATTCTACATAAAGTGTTCCGGCTGATACATCTGAGGCTGAGCCAGTGATGGCATCTACGAATGCAACACCGCTTTGTCCTGCGCCCGATGCTGGCTGTATCTGTGTGGCATTGCCTTGATCACCTGCAGGAGTTATTACATTGCCAACATAGATATCTTTAAAGTAAAGAGTACTGTTTCCAATGTCAACTGCATCATTGATTAGTCCTGCTGTGGGACTCCAGGGTAGTATGCTGTTGGCATAAAAGTTGCCCGATACTACATTGGTCAAAATGTTTCCGCCATAATTGGGCAGATAATTGGCCACATTGGCGTTGCCATAAGTGCTGCTGCCGGAAATGCCAGTTAAGAATGCTCCATTGCCCAGTATGTACTGCCCTTGGACATTGCCCTGAGCAGTGATGTTACCTGTGGCAGTTAGGGTGGTAAAAGCGCCTGTGTTGGGAGTGATATTACCAATAGCGATATCATTGATAGCGCCTGCTGCTTGTATCTGCCAGAAACGACCATTCCAGACCCAGGTTTTATCACCGTAGGTATAGGTATCATTAATGCTGGGTGAGGAAGGAAAATTCAATGCCATGATGACTCTGTCTCTGTTTCTAATATTTATTCATAGCTCTAATATACCTTTTGCCAGGTGTTGGCATCGGTTTTAGTGTAGATATTTTGCACCATGGTCCAAAAACTACTATCAGTTTTGATATAAACTGTGTTGGCTATTGCCCAATTATTTTGCACAGTGGACACTAATGCTCCCTGACTGCTGGAAAATGCCACTGGCGCATTACCTCCCCACTGGCTGCGATTGTTGTTGTAGTCGTTGTCCTCGGCGTCCGAGGGTTTGTAAATGGTGTAAGTACCGTTGTTCACAGTCCAGTCTTTGACCGTAGAAGGACTGGCATTGGGATTTTGTTCAAGATAAAAGGATACTATGCCTGCTACCTGCGGGCTGGCCATGGAGGTGCCACCAATATTGATCTGTTTATAGTTGCTGTTCCAGTAGTATGTCTGTCCTCCACCTATGTCATCCACGTTACTGCAGGCGCTCATGACATTGCTGCCAGCAGCAAAAATGTCCACACCTGGACCTGCCATGGAATAAGTGGCTTTTTGATCTGTAGTAGAAGAATACACTGTAGAGTCCATGGCTCCCACTATCAAGGCATTGCCGGAATAGGGACTGGCACCGCGTTGATAGTAAAATAGATTGCCAATACCCGATACAGATTGTACTGTTGTCAAGTAATTGTTGTAGTCCAGACCACCGGGTACATCGATCTTTAGGTTTTCATTGCCAGCAGCGATACAGACATTGATGCCAGCATCTACCAGTGTTTCAACTCCGTCATCTAC